CGACATGCACACCGTCTTCTTCATCTTGAATAAACAGCTCGTTCCAGATTCCCACATCGGTATACATACGCATCAAGTTATAAAGCGTTCCCTCCTGATTCTGCGTTCCCGATATACTGGTACGGCTGCCATCATCTACAATCCTGTCAAGTTTGAATTCCACGGGGTTTGAAGAGCCTTCAGGCATCAATCCCTTTAGATACGGATTGATTATTTTTTCAAATACGTCCCGAATGAATTTATCGGATGGGTAATTGGTTTCAAACCCCATCTTGTATCGTTCGAATAGCTTGAAATTCGTGATCAAATTCTGCCCGATTACATAGCCAGGCAGAAATAGAATTTGCAGCATTTGCCAGATTTTGCCGTAATCCTGCCCTACCAATACAACATTCCGCTGTGGCTTACCATCCGCTCCCATGGATTCCGTGCGCCGTATCTCGCTGATGAACCCCCGCATGACGATTGGTATCTTGGTCGTGTCGTCGTGCTCATGCTTCATCCTGATTTCAATCACATCCATTGGCTCGATCAGGCCATACAGGGATTCAAACGATCCCATTTTTTCGTATTGACGATCTATTAACGTAACAGTAAAACCGCCAGCAGGATCCCTGACTGATTTTGAAGTCAGTACGGATGAGCCGTCCCCAAGAACAGGTGACAGATCAATCTGGGTATCCGAATTCGAGAATCTTGTGGATACCGCTTCATTGCCATCCACAGTCCCGCGCCCGACTGTTTTATGTAGAACGACTTTGAGCTGCGGATTATACGTGTCAATAGTTCTGCTCACCTGAATCCCCCCTGCATTCCATGGGGGCTTGGTTGACGCACAATTTTAGTTATGTTGACCGGGGGTGCTGCCGGAGTTCCATTTGAATTATCAAGCGTGAATTTACCGTCAACCGCTATCCTCTGCTCATTCTGACCACCGGCCCATTTCTGGGTGCCTTCTGGCAGTCCCTTCATAATGGAATTGACATAACCATTTGTTTCTGGAATATTTTTATATCCATCTCCAAATTTCTTTACATTCCCAATGCCCCAGTTATATGCTGCAAGTGCTTTTTCAGTATCCCCGCCAAATTCTTTGTGCAGCCAATCATCATAATCAAGGCCGAACCTGAGATACTCTTCAATAGAATCATCTCGTAAAGGAATAATATTACCACCTGGATCTCTTCCAGTTTTCGGCATAACTTGTGTTATTCCAAGGGCGCCAGCTTTTGACCTAAGCAACTTTCCGTCTTTACCTAAATGCCGCCATCCAGATTCCATAGCCACCTGCTTTTGAAAAGCCGGATTGTTGCGAATTCTTTGCGCAAGACCCGGTGGCAATGAAGCAAGCACCTCCTCCATCCTTTGCTTTACATCATGGCCCATATTGACTTCACTACCACTCGTTGCCGGACTGGGGGCTGGAGTTACTGCATCAGGCAGATGACCGGCTGTAGCAGGCGTGGATGTGGAACCAATGCCGTTAATCTCATCCAACGCCTTTCCTGCTTCACCTAACTTTTCGTAAACATCGCTGCCATAATCTTTCTTAGGTTTATAAGGATCCCCAGGCTTAAATCCAGCCAATCTTGCCAGATGGAGAATCCCATCTTTCATTGTGTCGATTGCAGGAATAAGCCTCGACGCCATATCTTGCAGCACGCGATTTGTTTCAGACAGCAGTTCTTGCGTCTTACTGCCTTCCGTCTGTTGCATTTCGCGCGTGGCAGTGAGCTTCATTAATACGTTTCTAAAAGTCGCCTCATCATTTCCCGTTTGCGCCTTAATCAGACCTTCCCTTTCCTGCTCGTTGAGCTTGCCTTTGTCCGTTCTGTTCAGCAGGCTTCTTGCCGCGCTATCCAGTGTTTTTCTGTCGCCGGTGAATATGCTCGCCGTAGACATGATTCCAGTACTGGAGAGACTGGATAAGTCCACGTCCAGACCGGCCAGATGTTTTTCCATTCCTCCCAGCATCTTAGGGTCTTGCTGATGCAGTACATCCAGCGCCATGGCCTGGGAATGATTCACGCCAAACATACGCGACATAGCGTTCAGCCGCAGCCATGGATTGCTATAATTGTTGCCAAGCCCACCCATTACATGGGAAAACAGGGTATCGCTGGAATTTCCCGCTATTCCATGAGCTGCCACGCCTCGCATCTTCGCCCAGTCCGTGAAAAGCTTCCCGCCGAACGTGCTCGCCCCCGTGGAAAGCAGCCCTCCCTCCTGGAATAAAGTTGACTCAATTGGATTGAGCCCGAGGCGCCCCAGAATTGAGTGCAAGAAATTCTGCCCGGCCTCTCCCGCTCCACCCCCCTGCATGATGGCCGAATTGGCACGGCCAAGTATCGCTGCTGCTCCCTGTGGATCGAGTCCAGGTATGCCTGAACCAACCATACTGGACAACATTCCCGCATAACCTGCCACGTTAGGCACGGTCAAACTCATGCGCGCCTGGTTCGCGGTATAACCGGCTATTGCCTGCATCAACTCATCGGCTTTCGAGAACGCGCCACTTCTGGCGATCCCCTCCCCGATCATGAGCCCAAGCCGCCTGGTGTCCGATTCGTTGTTGGTGACCTTGAATTGGCGCATCTGCGCGAAGAACTGATTTCCCTGCTTGGTATCCAGGCCGAGCGACCATGAGAAGCCGCCGCCGAAGGCCACTTCTTTCGCCAGGTTCTTGGACTGATCGCGGCTCAATCCTGAAATCTTCGCAAACTCTACGGCCAGCTCCTGAGTTTTGCCGAATGTTTCCCAAATTTCACCAGCAGAGAATCTTAACGAGCTTTTGAGCTCATCGAATCCGACATTGATATCACCCAGAGAGCGTTTCAGGCGATCATAACCAATGGCTTCTTGTTGCGCGTCACCTATTTTCTCTCTTGCCGACGAGATCAGCTTGCCGACACCCAGCGCAGCAAATCCGCCCGCCAAACCGAACAATCCAGCTTTTAAACCGCCGGACATGCCAGCGCTGACAGCATTGCTGATCACTTGCCCGCCAGGCCCGGCAGCGCCCATAGCGGAATTGAATACGTTACCTCCCCAGTGCTTCCAGCCTGCTGTCGCGGGAGTTCCATTTGTTGGCACAGGCAATTGCGAGCCGCCTTGATTGCCGGTAGTGGTCCCCGGCATGCGTGACGCGAACGTCGTACCAGCCGTAACATACTGAAGAACGTCAAGCGCCTTCCTGGCACCCGCACGCTGGTTCTCATACAGCCTATGAAAATCGATATCGAACAGACCGGCATTGGATTGTCCGGTATCTTTTAGACGCTTATTGAAGCTTTCAGATAGCCGTTTTAGAGCATCAAACTGATGAATGACTTTCTTGATATCATCGGCTGTCGCATCGTCAATAGGATTGAATTTAGTATTATTGGCTTCAGCAATTGACTTGGCCAACCGGTTCATCTGGCTAGAGAACTGCTGAACCACCTTATCCAGATCACCGCTATTGAAATCAGCGCTAATTGGTATTCTTACATCAGCCATCTACAACTCTTCCCAATCGTCGTTTTCCATTTTTTGAAGAATGTCATCCAGGTCGAAATCTTCATCCTCGACTTCATCCGCCGTGGCATTTTCGTAGTAGTAATGCGCCCAATAATCCGTCTCGATATCCTCAATCGTTAGATCAAGGAATTTCGGATCATTCGGTGTAAGTTGGTATTTCCTCCTGAACCAGAACTGCAACGTCTTCGCTAACTCCTTGCCCCGTTTTTTCGCTTGATTTGCCGATTCCGCTACGAAAGGAATCCTCCCTAGCGCGCAGCGCTTCATAAACGCGGAAAATACGACTGTACGATTCGTCGTCCAGCGGGTCCATCTCATCGATGTTCCAATCTTCCGGCACGGTTACTGCGAGCACTTTCAGATTCGACACCATAGTCGCCATTTGCGCGAGCCAAGGCGTAGGCGTATCCACCCCTTCCGTCAACCTCGAATACTCCGCGCCAATCTGGAATTCATCGCGCATGGTGCGTTTCGCAAGACGGAATCGCCCAATGTCTTTCACATCCACATAAAAATCGGTTGCGAGCAATTTTCTGCCAGTATTTTGTTCTACTGCTGATTGCATTTTTTATCCTTTGCCAGAGAATTCCTCACTGGCGAAATCGCCAGTGACAAGCTATTTATCACTTGGAGAATTCCAAGTGACGATTCAAACTTAAACGATTGTGCCGACCACATCGAGCGCAAAGAACTGTCCGGAAGCCATTACGATGGCGTGCTTCGATATTTCCAGATCGCCGCTTGCATAGGAACATCCGATGTACTTACGCAGCAGCGTGCCGTCGTCCTTGCTGTAAACCTCGATATCGAACACCAGCCCTTGCAGTACGCCATCACCGTTTTCCATAGTGATGCCAGCTTCCCGCAGTGAGCCTTTATTAAGCACCATGGTTTGCACCTGCAGATTGTGTCGCGCCATGGTCGGTACGTATTCTTGGACGTGAATATCGCCAATACCGCTCATCGGCTCAGGCGAGTAATCGTCGTTCATGCGCACTGACTGGACTGCGCCAATCTGCTTACCGTCGAACATCACCACAATCCGGTTGCCAGTGCGTGTTTTAAGATTTGTTCTCATATCTCAATCGCCTCCTTATGCCGCAGTCGCCGTACCGGAATACGGAACAGCAAAGATCGTGACTGGGATGTAGTTCACTGGGATCACTGGGCTGCATTGGAACTCAACCCTCAATACGTCTCCTTCCAGCGAAGCCACAATGTTTTTATAAGCCGGATTGGCTGCATCACCCACGATGACCCCCGGTCCTTGCGGTTCCGGTCTGGACAATTCACGCAGGGTCGATTCGGCAATGGAGATAGCACGTGACAGCGTAATTGGGTTACCCCGCTCTCCGCGCAATATATCCAGCGCTTGCCTTACATTACGTGACACAAAATCAGTCGCCACACCCGTTGAGACCTCGACGCGGTTATAGTTATCATTCACCAACCAGGTAGAGATGGATTTGACCACCTTGAAGCCGCTATTAGTGTTTTCAACGCACAATACGCCGCCGTTTATAAGCTGGTCGGTGTCGGTCGGATTGCGCAAATCACGTTCCAAGCCACGTACCTTGATGGTCTTGTTGGTGAGCGCTGTTCCAGGGTTGACACCGCTGAATGCTCCAGCCAAGAGTGCTGCCAGAATGTACGGCTCCATCAGCACGAGCTTACCTGCGGCATCGTAATCGTAGAAACCAAGATGAACTAACGATGTGCGGTCTGAATTGATCGCTTTGGCGGCATCAATTGCATCTGCATCAGTAGCTCCACTAGCAGTACCTACGATTGTGCGCCGTTCCATCCTTCCGACATTGGACATGAAGGCAACGTGCGTATCGGCCATGGCATGAATGCTCGAATCGCCAGAAATTGGCACTACCCATTGCACATCGACAGTTTGCAGCGTTGTGAACGCCTTCTGCCATTCAGTATTGGTGACTACGCCATCGGAACCACCTGTCAGATAGGTATAGCCGATGTTGGCTGGTACCACCCCTGCATTAGCCTCACGTGTAGCCGTGACGAATCCCTCAGAAGTAGAATTGATCCAGTCAACGACTGCTTGCAGATTGGCTGTCACCGTGTAAGGTGTGGCACTAATCGCTTGATCGGTCAGGCTATCCAGTCCGTTTAATGCCTCCTGATTGCCATTGCCATCAAGCACATCAGCCGTGAATCCTGAAACGACATTAATGCGGTCAACCAGTTGTTGCACGGTCGGATAATCGGCAAGAGCGATAGTAGCGACAGCAGCCGCGTCCACTTTCAGGGTAACGGTTGAATTGGTAACGCTGATGGTAGCCGCGCCTGCACCGCCGTAAGCAATGCTGAATGCGTTACGCGCCACGTTATCTTTTGTGTAATACGCAAGACCGTAAGCTGTTGTAACCTTTTTGCCGGACACGGAGCCTGCCTCAACCTTGACCTTGATTTGATTCGCGTGAATGCCATAGTCGGTTGACTTCAGCGTGATTACATTATTGGCAGAACCGTCCTTTAGCACGAGCGATGATTGCAGCGCAGGATTGACGCGCACCACCACCACTTCAGCAGGACCGCCGGTTTGCGAGGATGGGTCGAACGCTTTTAAGACAGCCGTCAACAGATCGCCATTGCGCAACGTTTGGATTGCTTGCGATGGATTGCCGAAGCGCAAAGCTTTGTTCGGTTCGCCGCCGCCAGCGCGACCAATGAGCGCAACCACATTGCCTACGCTTAAGTTCTTGTTGGCCATCGCGGTATCGTCCACCACCGACATGGTGGCGGGTGACACCCACAATCTGCCATTAAAAAATACAGCCATGTTTTACCTCTTACGCTGGTTGGTTAATAAAAGCATCGAACCGTGAGCGAAAGCTCTCTTCGGTATCTTTGACGCGACCCGCTTTCTTCTCGACATGATTAAAAGCGCCAATCATCTCCACACGCTTATCTGTACCGGATAAACGAGCGCAGAACTCGTCCAGCGTGACTGCATCAGCTGGCTTTTCTTGAACCGTTTCGGTGACCGTTTTTTCCTTTGCCATAATGTTTTACTCCGTGAATACAATGGTTGAATTAACCTGACGAATAATGCTGGGATCATCCATTTTGATTTGTGCAGGAGCGATGCAAGAGAAACTGCACATGCTTTGATAGACAGGCGCCTGATATGAAGTGAAGTCCTCAACATCACGCTGGTTGGTTTCTATTTTGATCATGCCCTCATGATCAAACAGTGACAGATTGGCCTGGATAATCCGCCGAACTGCCTTGCGCATTTCGATACGCTCATCTGGATTCAGCGACCAGGTAACAATCTGGAGTTGAACGCTGGTCAACCAGCCTTCGTGAGCTACCCAGGCACCTTCATCGTCATCGTAGAAATCCGGCTGCAGTATCTCGCCAAAACCGCGCTCAACAGGAGATTCAGACTCAAGGTGAACGGTCACACACGGCCAGCGCGTATCCTCGAATACAGGAGGAGCGGTCAGGATCGGAACTGCGCTATATTCATGTGTGATGACACCACGCTCGACTTCCACACGAAAACCATAATCAAGCCGGTCACGCAATAAACTCAGGACATCCGTACTTGCTTCTTCATAAGAAGCATGCGGCATGCCTGTTGCCGTTGCGCTCGCTAGCCAGGCGCTATTAAGCCGGTAATAAGCCTTGTAGTAATAGAG